GCAAGAACGGCACAGCACGCCCCGTCCTGGCAATCTGCCCCAAGGCGTCCCACACCGTCTGGTTTTGATCGAACACGGCATTGAAGGTGTCCCCTCGTGCCGACCACACCGCATCCAACCGTGCTAAGGCCGCCAGGTCCAATTGCCGGTCAGGCAACCCTGCGCCATAGCTGGACTTGACCGCATCCGCGAAGGCCCACGCAATCGAGCGAGTGGGTTGCAGCGCAGACCATCCAGTGCTCGGATTCCAGATAGGGAGCTTGCGCGTCACCAGACAATTGACCAGCCGCGAGGAGCGCTGAGACAAGTTGTCAGTGGCACGCATCCTGAGTGCCAAGTAGGTCAGATCAGTGGGCAAATTCGATCCTGCCAAATAGCCCTTGGCCTGCCCCCAGCGCAGCTCGTGACCGACTCGGTTGCTGGTGTCCCGCGCATCAAGACGCTGCAGGCGAATCTCATAACGCCCAGGTGACACCGAATACTTGAACGACAAGCGTTGCGCGGTATTCGTGGCGGCTGAAAAGGTTTCATCTGCCACATGGAGCCAGCCCGAGGTGGCATCTCCATCGTCGTTGATGCTTCGCACTTCGACGCGCCATTGCACCGACCGGCTCTCCAATGCACCGCTGTCATTGGCGTAATAAAGGCCCCGCAGCATCACCACATCGACACCAACCTGATTGATCTGTGTGCCCACGGGGTTCAGGGCAAAGGGGCCAACAATAGAACCGGCATCGCTGACTGCAATCAACTCCTGTCCGGACACCTCTGGGGCAGTGACCACATCGGGATTGAACAACGTGTTCTGTCCGCCAGGCTCAATGACCTGTGCCTGCACCTCGGCAAACGAGCTGATCGGGCTGTCATCGATGGACAGCTCCTCAAACTGAAAATGGCCCACACCAATGACGTGCAATTGATGAAGATACTCCTCGTTGTTCTCATACTCGGTATAGGGCATGGTGGCCAGGTCCGGGTACACCAAATGATGGCCATAAATCACGGGCACGGGTTGCGACAGACGTCCATAGTTACCGCGCGCCTGCAATGAGTAAGTCGGGCTGGGGGATGTAGTGTTGGCCGATGCCGAAGGCAAAGACTGATTTGGCAATGGCACCAGTGCATTGACCAAAACAGAACCCGTGACTGCGATCGCAGTGGACGCCACCGCCGTGGCCAGCGTGCCTGAATACCCCATCGAAGCAGCCAGAGCGCCGCCATATGCATTGGCAACCACCAGGACGGCGATCATGAGCACAGTTCTCAGCGGGTTCTTGCCCCCACCTCCACCACCTTGCGGTAGAGTGACCAAGGCAACAACGTCACCCGCATCGATTGGCGTCACAGCCCTATGGGCCATCAGCACCGGCTGGCCGTTTTTGAGGATCAAGGTGGGCTGATCGAGCTCGATGCCATCACGACTCATCCATTGAGCGATCGTGGGCGAACCAAACACATGGCTTACCTGCCGATCACTGGGCTCGAACGGATTTCGCATCCAAATGACCAGTCCAGGACTGGGTAGGCCTGACATGCAAACGCTTGTCATGGCAATTCCTTCCATCGGTAATACCCCTCCACCTGCCAGCCGTGACTAGCCAGAGAGCTCAATTGCTGAAACACCACCCCAATTTGCTGGGCACAGTGCAAGACACCACCGCCGTCCGCATCGATCCAAACGCCCACATGTACGGGGTATCGTGACTGACGCATCAGCACTGCATCGCCTTGCTTGGGCACTTCAACTGCCGCCCAGCGTTGTCTCTCCGGGTGGCTTTTGAATGTGTGGAGGACCGTGCGCAGATTCAGTGCGTCGACAGGAATCATCGGCAGATCACGACCGAAGTGCACCTTCTGGACCCAAAGAAAAAGGCCCCAGCAGTCAAATGACTCGGGGCCTCTCTCACCTGCAATCCACGGACGACCGATGTACTGGATCGCCCAACTCGGTGAATCTTCAGCTGTCATCGGGCCAATCCTGGAAATTCGGTTGCGGTGTACAGGCGTGACGGGAATGTCTTGTTGCCAATGTCCGCCATCCGCGCCTTGGCCGTCACCCTCTGCACGTCGGCCTCCACTTCGGTGATCACCAACGTGATGGGCGGATCCATCTGTGGTCCGGTTAAATCGTTAGATAGGTACGGACGGTAGGTCACTTCAATGGGCGACTCGGAAACCGAAGCCTCGTCCAAATGCTTCACGATCTCTCGGGTGACGTTATCCAGAGTGATCGCGATTTCGGGAACCGGCGCGATATCCACCGGCGGCAGATCCAGCTCAAAGCCCATAGCCACGAACTGGACTTGCTGGCCCGCATTGATTGGCGCTGACACCTCAAGCCTTGCAAGCAAGTCTTGCTGATCACGGACCACACGGATTGCCGTCGTATTACCAGCATCGTCTTTAAAATCCGGATGCCGGATCTCCAGGGTATGCAGGATGATCACATTGCTGGGAGCGCTTGCATAAGCCTCCCGTAGCGCCTCAGAAAGTGCTGCATCAGGCATTTGAGACCTCGATCGGGATGAACTTGCGTCGCGGTGATCTTTGGTCCTGCGACTTCAGCCCAAAAACGTCAGATCGATACTCTGGCAAATCCCCTTCGATGCGATAAACGGCACACCCGGTTAGGTGTTCAATGGCGGCCACAAAGAATGGCACATGGTCCGAGTACGCGTTATCGCAAGCGGCTGTCCACAACGGCCCCTCCAAGAACATACAAGCTCCCTTGCAAGCTTGAAGCACTGGACAATTCAGGCACTCGGCACGATTTGACCAGTGTGTCGAGGTGTTGAGCGCTACTTCTTTGAGATTGGAAAGATGGCCAATGTGATGTGATTTCCCATTGGGTGCAACAGCAACTGCGCTCACGTTCTGACAGGTGAGAACATTGCCCATAAGGTCGACGGCGACTTGGTTCGCGGTATCCATCCCGCACTTTTGCCCCAATACGCTGGCAGGGCGACGCTCCAAGATACTGCGCGCCCATTCCTGCATGCGGGATCGAGCCACGTCCAAATGGACGATACGACCACGACGGATCTCATCAAGCGATTGACGTCGGAATGCAAAAGCCTCCTGATCAGACTGGATCGAATTGGCCAAGCCACCAGCATCGTAAGGATCAACAAAAGCACCCTCGCCGATTGACAGCGATGGGTCTCCTGTCAACTGGAGGAAGAACTTGGCGATTTCTTCCCGGCTGGTATTGGTTCGATGGACCATCGCATTGAACGAAATGCGCCCCTGCGGTGCAAGTCGTTGATACAAGTCCATGATTCCTTCGCGGCTCGCCTCATCATTCAACGGATCTGGACCGCGAGCGGATTGGCCTGGTCCGTCATGACTAACGCCAACCCCAAATCCCATCACATCGAGCCAGGTGTTGACCTCTGGGTTGAGCAAAGAGCCGTTGGTCACGATGCTGAATGAGGCAGCTGGGTATCGCTGTCGCAGAGCTTCGGCCAATGGACGCAAGGTCTTGATGTAGACCAGCGGCTCTCCACCCCAGAACTCAATGCGCTCTGGAGCCCTCTCAAGACTTGATTCGAGCTGATGCAAAAACTGCGGTACATCTGCCTGTGTCGTTTCTTCAGCATGAGGTACGAATCGCTGGCTGCAGTAGTCACACGAATAGTTGCACGAAAGCCCGAGCTGAATTTTCAGAACTTTTGGACTCTCTTTGCGCCCTGGGATCGTCTGACTGATCGCCTCAATGTGGCCAACAGACCAGGTTTTCTCCACATACGGTAGAGGCCAAGGCATCAGATCCCCATCGAGCAGTTCACTGGTCTGGTTGTCGTAGGTCAGCGTAACGGGTGAATTGGCACGATCGCGTGCCAGCAATGTGAACTTGGCCATCACACGCCTCCACTCTGAACCGACGGCTCTTGTGCGAAAGCCTCGGGGCAAGCCTGTCGGCAGACCTCTTCGGCGTCTTGGTGGGCGAACTTGGCCAAGTGATACTCACGACGGGAGCGGATACGCTCGCCTTCGACTACCGTCACAGTGAACAAAACATGCTCGTCATCAACGAGGTCTATGGTTTTCTCAATCATCGTCATCTCCGAATCGGCTCATAGCCGGGTGTACAGCTCGGTGTAGTTATGGGACGCCACACGCAGGGTCACGACCAATAAGGTCCGTTGACCGCTTGGGGCATTGAAGGGGTTGGTCTCATGCCATACCCGCGATGGGTGCAATACGACCAGACCGGGGAATGTTTCGATGTAGCGAACCTTCTCCCAAAAAGGAAACCCCGCCATGGGGCGGGGATCTTGTAGAAGCAATTCACCATCTCCGACCGTCCAATCACGGTCCTCAGGAGGTATTCGGTCGTTGCCGCAATCCAAATACAGACACAGCACATGATCGCCCGTGTGGTGGTAATGAGGCTGCGCACGCATGCCCTTTTGGTAGCAAACAGGGATGCATCGAGCGAGCACTTCAAGATCGCTCACATTCCTAACTCCATGGGCCTCATTCAGATAGGCGCGGTAGGTTCTATCCACCCAGCGTTTGAATTCAAACCAGACTGCCGGAGCATGCATCTCATGATCAGGCAAGAACAGATTCAGCTGGGTTCGTAACTTCACGGGCACATCAGGCAATGCATGCCGAGGCGGATGGGCTTTGTGATTGCGAAATCGCTCAGTGGTGAATTTCTTTAACTCCTCAAGCTGGCCCATGGTGAAGGGCGATTGCTCATGAAGAACCGGAGTGCTCCATAGATGCTCAAGCATTTACCACCTCACATCCGAATGAAACTGCAATGCGCAGTTCGCTGCAGTAGCGGGAAATCGGACGAGCCGCATGCGTTTGCGTCCCGTTAAACACCACCAGTCGATTGGGCTTAATCAATGTGCAGGCATCGACCTCTCCATCATCGGAGAGGGTGATGAAATCACCACCCCAATCCCTCTCCCAGTTCATCACTGGATACCAAACGGCTGTACGGGCAGTCCGTGCGTACTGCACAGGGAAGTCTCTGTGAAATGCCGACTCGTCACCAAATGACTGAAAGTTGGCCCAGATCCGAGTGAAGGCCTCGCCATCAAAGAACTGCTGGCGAACGATCTCGGCAACCCGCGCTAAGGGACTCTCAGAGGCACAAAAGGCCTCGTAACTCAGCTCAGAATTCCAAGCGATATCGTCATAGTGGTGTTGATGCGTTCCAGGTAACACGAAATTGCGATGCCAGAAAACACCGGGTGCGTTTGCATGTGCGCGCCACCCGAAGATGGGACTTTGCGACAAAAGCCAAGCTCGCGTTGCTTCACAGAGTTCGGGGGAAACTGGGTTGTCGTAAACGTTGATGGGCATGGTTATCGACCACGTTGAGTTCAAAGTGCAACTCAACCGCTGGCTCCTGTGCGTTGTAGGGGTGAGTGTGGTGAGCCAGGTAGCTCGGGAAAATCAACAACATTCCTGCTGTCGGATAAATCAGCTCCGATCTCAGCCCCTCCCATGGCAGGCGCTTGAATCCAAACGCTCCACTCGGATTGACCAAAACGAATGCGCCGGAGTAATCACTGCGCTCAGGATTCGCCCTGGCTTCAGTACTCAGCACGAATACCGCTGACAGATCGGTGTCCTCACAGTGCAGCGGCAGGCATTGCCCGTTCTGTATCACCACTTCTCGTCCAGTCAGGTGGCTCACACTGCATCCGTACTCAGTCTCGACCACCTGCTCGATCAATTCCCCAACCTGCTGAAATGGTTCGGCGACATGCAAACTCTCCCGTGTGCATCGAGACCATGGCATGCCATGAGGATTAATGCTCTGGTGTATGGCCAGCGCCCGTTTGCGCATCTCCAGCATCACGTCATCTGGAAATGGATGGAGACCCGCATATACCCTTGCTCCAAACAGCTCCTTAGTCATGGATCTGGATGGAGACATCAGAAGCACCACTGAAGTATTTGAAACCGGCTTTGACCCGTGCTGAATCTCCTGCCACAAGGCCCAAGGCCATGAAAGGGACACTTGCCTGGCCGTTGACTGTTTTGATGCGGGTCTTTGGAAGGTAGCCATTGACCGCCTCAAGAAAGATTTCAGCATCGTGATCAATAGGCATGTCATTCGCATCGAGCACTTGCACCTGGACGTTGACCTGGCCGTCAGGTGTACAGCTCGTTGGCGCTGATATCTGGACACCAGGCAACAAGATCAACTCCCTTACCTGGGCACTCGCCGAATAGTCGGTACGTTCGATTTCCGAAGCATCTACGCCCATCACCACACAATCGCCTTTGTTCACATCGGGGTTGATGTTCACTGTCACAGCACAGTCTTCAAAGGCCGAGTCCGAGAACGGGACCACAAAGCCCACTGACAGATTGTTTTGGTAAGTCGTTCGGGACAACTCTGGGGCCGACATCTTGGTGGCCATGGAATAGGTGTAGAGCGGGATCGGATCAGTGAACGATCTGACATCCCAGCGGAATGTCAGATGCCAGGCTTGACGATCCGCCCACCCCGTACTTCTTTTGAGCAGCTCATAGTCAAACTCGCTGGCAGCGATGACCTTATAGAACTTGTCACCGCTTTGCACAACGCTCCCATCGTCTGGCACTGGCTCGCTGGGATTGGGTGAAAAAACAATGCACATCTCCACGCCTACGCGTTGCTTTGACGCATCGACCAGGACACGAACCACGTGATCTGGCGAGCTCGCATAGGCCGGGGGACGGGTGATATAGACTTTCATCGCATCTCCTCAGCAGCAGCCGCAACATGCACAGTTGCAATTGCAATTGGTTCGGCAGTTGAACGCCCCACAGTTGCAATTGCGATACCAACGGTGGTACTCAGAACCACCGATCTCGTTGGCGGCTTCGTAATACCCGTCGTAGTTGAATCCCACCGACACCGCGTTGAATACCTGAGTGGTTCCCCCTGCGCCGTCATAGCTACCCCAGTTGGCGCAATTTCCAGTCGGCACGCCACTAACACCCCATGTCCACCAGTTGCCATTCGGGGGGTTCCAGTACCCGTTACTGGCGCAGTTGCCATTAGGCAGATATCCATTGCAGTTGGTGGCCCGGTCGTCGTAGTACTGACTCGAGCGATTCATCTCTCCGATGTCCTGCCCGTCGGCCATCTTGTAGCCCGTATTCCGAGCGTCATCACTTGTGACGCTGCTCTTGAACAAAGCTCCATTGGTCATCGTGATGGAGCCCGTCATGGTTCCACCGGCCTTGTCCAACTTGCCATTGATTTCGTTCTGCAAGGCATCATCCAGCCCCGCTTTGGGGATGCGCGTAATCGCCATGATTTCTCCTAGTTAGATGTAACGCACCACAATCCGCGCGCTCGCGGCTGGTGCCGATGTAAATCGCAAAGTCGCCCCAGAATTAACCAGGACGTAGGCATCGAGTGAGTCCTGCACCACGTAATTGACCGTCACGATCAATTTGTGGACGCTGGACGCTGCAGTGCTCAGACTGAAGTCAGTAGCCGAACCATTGCCGGTAAAGACCTGTGGAGCGACGCTGGAGCCGCCCGCTGCTGCGGCATACCCCTGCGCCTGGCTCATGTAGCTCTGAGCTTGGGTGGCCGATGTTGCTGATGCTGTCGCAGAGTTCGCCGATGCGGTAGCACTGCCAGCCGATGCCGCAGCCGAATTCGCGGCACTGGTTGCTTGCTGACTGGCCGTCGCCGCATTGGCAGCAATGGACTGTGCGTAGTACTTGGCCGAATACTCGGTCGAGCCAGAAACAGGTCCCGAAGTCTTATTCGCCCACTCTTCGGCGGCGGCTGCACCAGACTGCGCTTCCTTGTCCAAGTAGCGCACGCTGATCACGACGCCACTGGCAGGAGCCGAACTGAATCTGAGCGTCGTCGTGGCTGGTGTGGTGTAGGCATCCAAGGGTGCTTGAGGCACCCCGGCAACTGTCACCATCAATGCGCCGGGATATCCGACGGGCCGACTGATTGTGAAATCCGTCTTGATGCCATCGCCGGTAAAGACATCTGCAGGGATGACCGTGTTGGCCGTCACTGCCGCTGCCGATCCTGCCGCTTGCCCCGCCCAGTATTTGGCTGAGTAACCGCTGCCGTCGACCGTACCGGTGGTCTTTTGTGCCCAATCAGAAGCCAGAGCGGCTTGCGCCTGTGATGCCGTCAACGACCCTGCTGCGCTTGTGGCACTGCCTGCCGCCGCAGTCGCCGAATTTGCCGCAGCAGTAGCACTCGCCGTTGCATCCCCAGCTTTAGTCGTTGCCGTTGTGGCTGACCCAGC